GGTAGGATCTACCGCGCCCGTGACTCCGGTTATCGTCGACAACCTCACAACTAACGATGCCACAAAGGCTTTGAGCGCCAAACAAGGCAAGGTCCTGAAGGACGAACTCAGTCAGTTTGAGGCCAAAGTGAATGGGGATGCAAAAACGAAATCCTATTCGACAACGGCAGGAACTGCTATAAATACAACAAGCGACCCGGTAAATTTCCCACTTTCAAGTGGAAAGAAGGTATATATCCTTATTGATACGGAGGGCGTTTCGATTTGTAGGGTAAACCAACTTTATTTCAAAATTAACGGTAGTTGGTCTACACAAACTGTTAAGCCGATAATCGGGGAAATTACGGAATATACTTTGACTTCCGATGTGACCGATTTCGGATTTGTGCTTAACGCTGTCTATGTGGATGCCACTACTACAATGTCAATGAAAGTCTTCACCGAGAACGGCTTGAAGAACTATATTAATGAGGAAGTAGGGAAGTTGAACACTAAAATGGTTGAAAAGGCGAACGAGTTAAACGAGAGTGTCAACCTTTTCGATATGGAAAGTGCAATCAGCGGTAAATATATAACAGGGGACGGTCAAGTCTTGACCGGGAATAATTATTTTATTACACCGCCCTATGAAATACTCCCAGGAGAAAGCATAATTTCAAATAAAATTGGTACGGGCGTTAATTATGCTTTATTCAAAAACACGAATGAAAATAGTGGGATAACGGTCTTTACAAAGAACTCGTCTCCGTATGTGTTGACGAATACAACCGTAAAGACACTATATGCAAGATTCTCATTCAAAAACGATGATACGGGGATAATGATAAACAGGGGTGCAACTTCCCTTGAATATCGTCCCTATACCGGAACAAACAAGGTCATTCGTGAAACGGATGTAGTAAACGAATACGGTAGTTCTACGAAAGTACCCGTTTCGCAGAAATTCTTTACCGATAAGATGGAAGAGGCCATTACGGAAGATTCCATCGTACAAGTGCTTGGGAACAACGAGGACAAGGTGGTGTCACAGGCAAAAGTAACCGAACTTCTTGGGCTGGATTTTGGCGGAAATATCGTGAAAAGTGATAAGTTCGACACGGTTTCTGGAACGAATCTTAACACAACGGGAACGCCTACTCTTTTCAATGTCAAAAAGGGAGATGTCTTGTATATAGAACTCCTTGGTAGCGCCAGTAACGCATCCGCCAAAGCACTGACATTTTACTATCGTGCAAATGGTAGTTTTGTGAATACAAGAAGCACCTTGTTGCAGGGTTATGTGTATGCCTATGTGATGCCGGAAGATGCGGACGCATTTGGTTTTTATTCTCTCGGGAGCCAGCATTCTGACGGTTATCTCCAACTTGTTCTATGGACAAAGGTGTCAATCCCGGAAGATGTCAAACACCAAACGATAAAGGATTGGACACTTGAAAGGGTTGTCCGTCAATGGATGAACGGAGACAAATGCCCGATTGGTTTTATCGGAGATAGCACTACGGACGGTACGGCTACAACAGGATGGAATGTCCAAAACTCACATCCTCGGCAGGACGCAAGAAATTGGCTTGAATACCACCCGGAATTTATGCCGGATGCAACTACCGAAGAACGGGAGGTGGCCGCACAAAATGCCGGATATGGCCGTGGTACGGTGGATTATATCTGCACGAAGGCGTTTCCGTATTTGCTTGAAAAACTTATCCAGGCAGAACTTGGGAACAACAACGCACGGGTATATAATATCGGCTATTACGGGATGGCCCTTACAAGTTACCTTGATGTGGATGTATTCTTCTCCGATGTTTATTCGGATTGCAAGATGGCCGGAATTATGTTAGGTGTAAATGACCGAGGGAGTGTGGACAATTACGGAACGTTTTATAACAATGTCCTTCAACTTCTTGAACGGTATGTGCTTATGTTCAGTCGAGTGAATGTTGTTCCGTTTATGGTTACAAATCAGTATGTAACGCAAAGCGGAAACAACCCCAATTCAGGCGGTGGCATCCCGGATATTATGTTTAACGATGATGTGCAGACAATCATAAACCGGGCGAAGGTGGAAGTTGCGAAGAAATACGGCCTTGAAATTATAGACCTTAACGGGTTCGGACGGCTTGTGTTTATGTGCAGTTCCTATGCATATAGCAACCTTACGGAAGACCTGCACTTCAAGGATTTGGGGCACAAGTTGGAGGCCGGATTCTTGTTCTCGCAACTTATCCCGTGGGTAAACAAGACGGGCAACGCAGGGAAGGTTTATATTGGTTTCGGTGGTGCATACAACAAGAGCGACTTCAATGTCGGGAAGTATGAAACCGATACTAATGACCGATTTAAGCGAGAAATTAACTACACAAGGGATGTGAATACGGACATTTGTATTTTTGATTCCTATGTGTTCAATAACTCCAACAACGGGGCATACACCGTTAAGTATCTCACCCCTGTGGCAAGTGGCTACATCGTGGTAGACGGGGACACGGAAAACCCTATCCAAATCACGGCAACGGAAATGAATCTCGGCACTTGGGACATTGGTCTGCACCATATCCAAGTCTATACGGGAGCAAGCACAACGGTTGCCTTCAAGGGTTTCCTGCTTGAATCCGTAAACTAATCCACTTTCGGCCCTAATTAAATGAGATATGAAAATACTGATTATCATTCTTGCGTTTTTCTTCATCGCATTTGTAGTGTTCAACGGTGTGAATACCGTGTTCCGTAAATGCAAACACCCGGAGAGATGGGCAACCTTTGTCCGAAACATCTATGGTGACGAAATCAACTTCGTAAATGGCAGAAGCGAGTGGAAGGCAAAGTGGTGGCCGTTTAGACTGATTCACCAATATTTGTGGAAAGACTAACCAATCTACTTTCGGCCCTAACCAACTGAGTTAACACGATAGAATGACACCGCAAACAGTCATAGATGAAAGACAATTCCTCGATCCAGTGTTCCTGGATTACGGGGTGGAAGTCTATTCCTATGAACACATCGAGGAACTTCGAAAGGAAAACCTTGAACTCAAAAAGCACGGCAAGAGAATCTACAACATGATCCCTCAGGCCGGCTTCCAGGAGAAGGTCCTCACCAACGACGCGGACATCAAGATCGTGGGCGGCGCCAGGGGCGGCGGAAAAACCTTCGTCGCCCTCTTCGGCACTTGCCGATACTTCGACGAGCCGGACGTCAACATGTACGGATTCCGGCGCTATGAGGCCGACGTCAAGAGAGGCATCTGGAAGTCCGCGAAGCAAGTATTCAGGGGGGTGGCGAACTTCGCGGACACTTCCTTCGAGGCGAAGTTCCTCAACGGGAACGGCGCCACGATGAAGATGGAACACCTGGCCGACCTCTCCAAGATCAAGGACCGCTTCCGCGGCGCCGAGATGCCATACATCGCCATCGAGGAGCTGGCCGAGTTCACAAAGGACTCCATGTCAGTCATCTTCGACCTCATCGGCTCCAACAGAAGCACAACCGGACTACCCTCCGAGTTCATCTGCACTTGCAACCCCGTCGGACGGTCCAACAAGCTGCGGTGGTTCCTCGACTGGTGGATCGATCCCGAGACAGACGAGGCCATCCCCGCCAGATCCGGCAAGATCCGCTACTTCTGCCGCTACGGCGAGGACGTCATGGAGATCGCCTGGGGCGACACGCCCGAGGAGGTCTACGCCAACCCAAACGCCAAACGGAAGATCCAATCGCTCACGGACGAACCCGACAAGCACTACGCCGACTTCGTTACGTCCGTGGCCTTCATCAACGGAGACTACTCCGAGAACAAGATCCTCCAGGTCTCCGACACCAAGTACATGAACCGCATCTCATCCGGAGGCTCCAAGGCCGTCATCAACGACATTAGGGGCGTCTGGAAGGACGTGGACGACACCGGCGCCCTCATCACCATGGACGACATGAACCGCTTCTTCGACAACACGCCGCAGATCAACGGCGTACGCGTGGCCGGCGGCGACATCGCCCTGAGAGACGACTGGCTCATCCTCTGGGCCTTGGACGGGATGCACATCATCGACCTCTTCGCAAAACGATACGTCACCTCGGAGGACGTGGTCCCCATCATCCTGGAGTTCCTCAGGAAGAACGAAGTCCCGAAGGAGGACTTCGCCTTCGACGTGAACGGCATCGGCAACTGGCTCAAACAATCCGAAGAGATGAGGGGGTGCTTCGGGTTCGACAACAAGGCCCCCGCAAAAGACAAGGCCTCCTACAACACCAGGAAGTCAGAATGCGCCGGGATGCTCGTCGACGCACTACAGAACGGACAGCTGTCCATCGACGAGAACATCCTCAGGCGATCCTACACAGAGAAGAGGGTCCCCTTCACGGTCAGGGACAAACTCGTCGAGGAACGAATCGCCATCAAGTGGAAGGAAGACGAGAACCCAAAGGCCCTCATCAAGAAATCCGACATGAAGAACCTCATCGGACACTCTCCGGACTGGATGGAGGCGCTCATCTACGCGTTCGACCGGATGGACAACGCCAAGAGGGCGAGGAAGGTCCGCCGGGGAAACTGGAGCTACTTTGGAATGTAGAACGTTAAAACACCATACGACATGAGACTTATCCCCGCCATCGGGAAAATAACCCCTGAACAGATAATGCGGAAGAAGCCGTTCTCCGTTGTCATCCCATCCGGTGTCATCGGGACGGCCCCCATCCTCAACCCCGGATCGGCCTACGCGGTCCCCATCGACAACATGGCCAGGGAACTCCGGACGCAGTCCGACTTCATGCGAGAGTACTTCACCACCTCGCACAAGATCAACTCCATCAAGTACTACCCCAACACGATGTACGTCAACCGGGAGACCGGCGCCTACCAGGCGAAGGTCCGCTCCCGCATCGCCATCGGTTTCCAGGAGCGCATCCTCACCAAGCGCAAAGAGGCACTCCTCGGCAACAACGTCGGCATGAGACTCATCTCCGAGGCCACCAACCAGACGATGATCGACCGCCTCGCCTTCCTACGCGAAGGATGGGAGGAGAAGGACATGGAGGTGGCCGTCAACGGCGCCATCGAGTCCGACTACATGACAGGCGACGCGGCCGTGTACATCTACATGGACGAAGGGAAGGTCCGCTGGAGGGTCTTCTCCTTCAAGGACGGCGACATGCTCTACCCGCACTACGACACCCTCACCGGCGACCTCACCCTCTTCGGACGGCTCTACAGCCAGACCGACTGGGACGGCAACACGCGCCGCTACCTGGACGTAGTCGACAAGAAGGAGTTCGTCACCTACGCCGAGAGCGATGACCACGACGGATGGACGATGGAAGGCCAGCCGGTGGCCCACGGCTTCCCCTTCTGCCCGGTCGCCTACCACCGGTCCGACGAAGGCCCCGTCTGGAGCGCCTCCCAGTCCCTCATCGACGGCTATGAGGTCGCGATCTCCCAGTTCGCCGAGAACAACGCGGCCTACGCCCTCCGCATCCTCTACACCCTGGGCGGCGACTTCGAGGTGATGTCCAACGTCGACGGAACCCCGTCCCGGATCGACTCCATCGACCCCAACGCGAAGGTGGGTTTCCTGGAGCCGGCACAGGGCGCCGACGGAGCGTTCGCCACGCAGCTGTCCATCATGGAGAAGAACATCATGCGCGGATCGTTCGCCGTCGAGACCCCCGAGATCAAGTCGGGCGCCGACATGTCGTCCAGGACCGTCAAGATGCTCTTCGCCGACTCCTACCTGAAGGCCCTCTCCGACTCCATGGAATACCAGCCGTTCCTCAACAAGATCGCGTACCTCTTCAAGTTCGGGTACTTCCTCGAGAAGGGACGCGTCAACGAAACGGACTCCTTCAACGTCAAGACCTACCTCGAACCGTTCATCTTCCTCTCCGAGAACGACGTCATCTCCGCCATCCAGATGCTCGTCACCTCCGGATGCATGTCCCGCAAGACGGCGACCGAACTCGCCTACAACATCGGGTACTCCTCCCCGGACGAGATCAACCGCCTCCTCCAGGAGGCCCACGACGAACTCGTCGCCGAACAGGCGGTCTCCACAACCGCCCAGAACGCGCAGCAACGACAGAACCCCGTAGCAGCCAGCCGCGTGAACAATGCTTGACAACGGTAAACTCACGGAAGGCGTCGCCGACTTCAAGAGACAGGCCTCGAAGGAGTTCTGGCAAGCCGTCTCGGAACTCATAGCCCTCGCGTTCAAGTACGCCTACGCGGGGGCCGACTTCCTCTGGGACATGGACCCGCAGCTCGACTCCGAAGCCAACCTCATCCTACAGGACCTCTCGGACACCCTGGCGGAGAAGGCCAAGGCAATCGCCCGGGCCGTGGTCATGGACGCACTGGACGACTACAACTTCGAAGAGGCCTGGGACCGGGAGAACGGAGAAAACTTCGTCCCCGTCGTCACCAGGCTCGACCTACAGGGATCGCACCTCAAGGAACTCCTCGAGATCTGGCTGGCACTCGCCTTCGTCAACCATCTGTCCAAAGGGGAACTCAAGGTCATGATCTCCCGCTACCTCGCCAACCCCTTCGCCGCGCCGCTCTGGAGAGGACTCCCGCAAGACGCGATCAAGTGGGGGAGAGGCTACGCCCGCAACGTCCTCGAGCAGATGGCCGTCATCGGCCAGGACGCCATCGTGAGCGCCGCCCGCTACGCCGAATGGGCAGACGCCTACGCCAACGGCGCCGACTACTACATCCGGAGAAGAGGCAGCGGATACGACTGCAAGGTGTGCGAGGGCATGGCGAACAAGCCCATCCCCATCACGGTCCCCTTCGAGGTCCCGCACCCCCGCTGCATGTGCTGGCCCGAGTTCCACGAAGGCGAATGAAAAAAGGCCCCTCCCGAAGGAAGGGCCACCCTTAAATTTTGAGTTATGGCGCATCACTGCGCCGCGTCTGCAAAGTTACAACTTTCCCCCGGATAATCAAACCTCGACAAGGCGAAATTCGATCCGGGGGTTCTCTTTGTCGATGAACTTCTCGGCCACGATCTTCGCGCATTTGTTGTCGTTCCGGATCGTCTTCGTGTACTGGAGACAGTCCAGGACCACCTTCAGGCTGTTGTCCAGGTCGTGGCTCATCGTCGTGAAGTACACCCTGATGTACAGCTCGAAAGGACCGTTTATGTCCAGGTTCCTGTACACGCCGGGCAAGTGCCAGTAGAACGCGGTCTCATAGCTCTTCAACGCCGGCTGCTTCGCCAGCGACCCGTGGCCCTTCAACGTGATCACCCTGTAGGTGTTGCTCTTCGACGGAGCCTGGCCCGGAATCTTCACCCAATCATGCTCGACCATCGCCGTCAGCGTTAAGTCCAACGACCTCCTTCTCGAACTCGGTCATGCCCTTCACCTCCTCGAGCGCCTCGGCGTCGTCGTCCTCCGTGGCACCGCCGGCCTTCCCGCCGTACCAGTCAGGATGGCGATTCAGGTTCGCGTCGGCGGCCTTGATGAGAGCCTCGACGTACTCCTGATCGGGAGCCATCGACAGGACGGACCACATGGCGCCGATCCAGGTCTTGATCGTCTCCTCGCCCTTCTCGCCCATCTTCAGGATGTTGTCCATCCAGATTCCAAGCGGCATGCGCTTCGAGATCCGGACGCTGAAGCAAGAGTTCAGGTCGACGACCCTAATGTGCCCATTATCAGCCTCGTCCTTCACAAAAAAATTACCGAAGCGGACCTCGCCGCTCTCGAGTTTCACCTTCCCGTTCTTAGTTACTTTCATCTTTGATCAACTTTATACGAAACTTCTCTTCGATCCGAAGCAAGAGCGCAACGATCCAACCCTTGAAAGTCAGGCGGTATTCGTACGCAACTCCGTCCTTG